CGCTATACTCCTTCATGACGCGTTCCTGTATCTTGGCTCGCATAGCCTCAAGCTGCATAAGGGCAGGCTTGTATCTCTCCGTAACCACTTTCAATGCAGCCTTCGCAGCAGCCCCATCTTCCTCCTTGGCAGCCTCAATAGCCTTCGTCTCTTTGGATATGCCTACTAACGTAGCCAGCGTACTTACTGCATACCCCTTCCCCTTCGCCTTACTCGACAGTAATCTTGCAGCATCTTCAATGATACTCATGACTCCCTCCTTTTTCCTACTTCTTGTGTAGTGTGTGGAATATCTTTACTGCGGCCAGTCCCGACTCTTCATACTTCTTCCCAACATACTCTTTGATTGTGAGCTTCCCCGGATCTACTCTCGGCAGATGAAAGGTGAGTGTCCTCTTTGCTTTGGGAGTGTGGGTCTCGTTGTAAATGTGCTTGTAGAGGCCAAGCTGTATTCCCGTCTCATCATAGACGGTTGTGCCCGTTTTAAAGTCCCCTACGCAGGGAGCGTCATCTCCTTTAAACTCGCCTACTCTATCCACCCTGCCGGCTATTCTAAGCTTCGGACTGAACAGTATTCCCTCAATAATGAGCCATTTCTTAATCCACTTGGTTGCCCAGGTACTCCAGACATTGACAGAAGGCAGGAACTCTATCGTCTCTCTCAGCATGGCATCAACCATCCTCATATTGCCTCGATCATGCCACGCTAACATCTCATGCAGCCTCTCTCCATACGCAGAGGTTTCATTCGCCACTCTCTCGGCCTCTTCCTTCCCTACCCTTTGCTTCCATTCTTCAAGCTGCTTTCTCCTGATTGTAGCCGAGATAACATCCGTGACGCGAGAATATCGGCTGCCGTCGATGAGGTAGAATCTTCCGTCTTTGCTGAGGTGGATGCGGGATGACATTGTGCGGCCCTCCTTGACTTCGGTGCACTCGTGCGGGGTTTACGGAACTCTCGTAGTGCGAGCTTCTCGATGAGGCGATCTACAGTGATGTCCAACTCTCTCGCCATTGCGACCAGGATGCGGATACTTGGTTGTGCCTTCCCTCTCAGGATACGAGAGATATGGGAGTTGTCACAGTTGCAAGCCTTAGCAAGGTCAATAATACTCACCCGCCTAAATCCACGCTTCTTCTTTTTGGTTACGATATGAGTCATGGCCTCTTCCTCGATTTGTACGCGATAGGATCGACAGCACGTATGAACAATCTCTCTGCTGCCAACATTGCCTTCGTTTGAAGCTGCTCCACCCTCTGACACATATCCGCTTCCTTGCAGTCGTCTGGCCTCATGATTCACTCCTCCTTTTTGTGTAAGAGAGCACCTAATCTTTCACATAATTCTTTGTCAATTACGTCTTGTCCCCATTCTCCTTCTACAGCCAGTCCCCATCCGACAATAGTATCAATCTCATCTTTGCTGAGTTCCACTAACATGATTCACCTCCCTAGAAATAAGTGCGGCATTCCTCTTAAAATAGTTGAAGCAGTTAAATCTCCCTCCATACCCCCACGCGGTCACGAAATTCCTGCAATGGAACTCACTTGACTCATACGTGTACCTCACTCCTCCAATGAGTACCGATATTGTTCCTGGGTAATCGTATGAGAGTAATTCAATCCGTTTCATTCTTATCTTTCAATGCCCCTCCGAGTCCAGGTTCGCTCATCCTCAGAAGTATTAACCTCTTACGCTGGGTCAAACTTACCGACATCATCGTAAGTGAGATTTCCAGAACCCAAGGTATTAACTCCCCCTACACCTACTTCACAGGTAGGCTGGATGCCCTCGATGCCCGGAGGGGCAAGGGGCTATTTATCAGGGCTTCTTGTTTCTGATTAGAGCTTGATAGAATGCTACATCCCCAGATGATATTCCACCTATTGGGGTCCATCCCTCAGCTAAGTAATTGTTTACTTCTTCTACAAATGCACTCAATGTATCTCCCCAAACAACTAGATAATCCATCTCTCCCTCCTTCTGCGGGACGGGCAGGACTCGAACCTGCTTAATGGCGACCACCCTTTACTGTCTCGAAATCGGATAACTCCAATAAAAGGGACCCACCGCCCCGCTCCCTCCTCACTCTTAAGGCGATCCAGGTCCAGTTGTGTCACAACTCTCCACCTGGATCTTCTTAATCTTATTGATGAAGTAGTAGGTCTTCTCCCCACTGACATCAAACAGAATGCCCGATCCCACCACCGTCACTGTCCCACATTGCGCCACACCGCCGACGTTGACCACCCACGATCCGGGTAGCTCCGTCTGCGCACACTCACACGTTACCTGTACGGGCGGACACGGAATACAGGGCGGGGCGCAGTTCAGCACGCCCTCTGCTCCCGCCCCACTCACGATTACCAACAAGATCGACACGATAATCAATATTCTCATATCTTCTCCTTTCAACGAAGTAGTAACCAAAGTAAGGCAGCCCAAAACGAGCTACCAATCACGACTCCAAGCAAGACTCCTCTTGCTGCTCCCAATGGATCTTCTTCCATCTCCCTCTCCTTAGACGTGCTTATGATACCAAGCTGCAATCTCTCCTGCCGTGGTATCTCCCTCGACCTTGAGATATGCCCCGCACGAGCACTCCACGAGCGTTCCCTTGAACGCATTCATCGTGAGCTTGTGGGTGATCGCTGCCTTCTTCCTCTTCGGGGCACATTTCCTCTTCGTTGCCCATGCTTTCTTCGCGGCCTCACTGCGCGTCACTGCCTTTGGATCTGGCACGGCGTTCATCTTCTCCATAAGCGCGGCCTCCTTCTTCGTTGCTGTTGCCTTCTCAGCCGGGAATGGATTCGGCCCCCCTGCTGCCTTTTCCGCCTTTCCCAATTTGGCCTTACACACGAGACACGTCAGCCTGCTTACTGGATTCCCTGCTCCACACTTCGGACATTTCTTTTCCTCCATCTTCCTTCCCTCCTTTGGTTGATTTGCTGGAATTTATGAGCCAGCATTGTTAAGGACTCGTAACCCCTCTGTCGATACCTCTGGGCCAGCATTGTCTGGGCATCCCTCCCCTCTGCTCGTTTTTACCTGCGTCTGATAATGTTTTGTGACATAAAATTGAGGATTTGTACTTTCTAGGCATACCACACCATTTGTCTGTCTGTCAAGGGGCAATTTTGAGAAAATGCAGGATCTCATCTTGACCTCTGTTTTGCTGTACGCGAGTCAAATTTACCCCTATGCTAGACCATTGACCTCTCTCTAATCTCTTGTTGTGGCGCATCCTGTGAGCACGTTTTAGGCAAAAAAAGAGGCCACCATACGATTTAACGTAACTGGTGGCCTTTGTGGTCCTACCTTTATTTAGTTGTCAGTAGATCTTACTTTAGAGCTTCAAGCCCCGCATTCAATCGTCTCTCTTTCTCATCCTCAGAGAGTGATTCCCAGTCGTCGGGAAACATAACTCCGTCTCCGAGACTTGCCTTCATCATGCGCTTTTTCCACTCATTCTTGTCTGTCTTTGTGCTGCAAAGAATATCTCCGAATGCAGCAACCCCTAGCAGACCACTGAAGTGGCCTGTCTCTTTGTAGTCTTTGACAAACTTTAGAGCCGTCTCCCTTTCATCTTCAGTAAGGGATTTCGTTTTGTAAATAAGGTTCTCCATGACGGTCTGATACACGTAACTTTCCCAAGTTCGATTCTGATAGCACACCTTCACCGTCTCTTTCTCATGCCCATCCACGTATAGGGTAGCAACATGTTTAAACGCGATCCTAGTCTTCTTCCACTCACACTCAATACTGACTCTCTCATTGATCTGAAACGTTTTCATCGTAGGTTTCTCCTTTTTTAGGTTAGTCAATCTTGATTCGTAATGTGATAACGACAAACTTGACTACTCCCTCTTTGGTCTGCTCTGAGACGCTGGCAAAGTCTGCAAACGTGATGCCGAACATCTTGAGCACTCTTTCATAGATTGTTTTAGCTTCGTTTTCTTTCATAGTGTGTTCTCCCATTGTTGTCTTAAACTCTCTGCGGTAATAACTCCTTGGTATTTAATTTCAGAGAGAAATTGAAAGTACCAATCAATAAGTTTTTCTTTTCTTTCCTTGACCTCCCAATAGTTGATTGTTTTATCTGGGCAATGTCCGTGCCCTTTGTCTTTGCCATACCCATAGGTTACTTTCTGATTTCTTTTCAACCACAGCCAAAACATATCCAAAGTCATTTGCATGGGTTTTTCTCCTATCATTTATAATGGGTGACTTCTGCGTGTCCCCTACGCCTCAATTTCTTGCTGCTTATTGATTGCCATTGCGTCAAGAATTGTTTCGATCTCTTCTTGAGCTGATTCGAGCAATCCATTCTCTTTCCAGTCATAGCCAAAAAATCCCCAACATCCTGAGACGCCAATATCCTCATCCTCAAGGCTCGTGACGTTATACCCGTACACGTCACCGGATAAGTATTGACCATAGACTTCTGTCTCGGCTTCAAGGCAATCCATTGCCTTTTGTTTAATCGCTTTACTTAATTTTTTCTTGCTCCATTCCTTTCTGACCTCTTCAAAGGTCACATAGATAATCCCGACTTGACCGCTATCCCATTCCGCGTGTCCTTGTGGTAGTCGTCCATAAAAAGGATTTCCATTTGTGCTTGACTTCAATGTGAGGCCGGAATGATCGTAGAGATATAAGTCAAGATAGATTACATCCTTTCTCTTGACTAATTCGTGAACTTCTTCAATCGACATAGAGTGCTTATCACCTAAATTGTAACGACCATGAAAGCAAATCATGTGACCGAAGTTATCCCACTCTGTTCGCGGATTCATCGGGTCAAAGTCTGAATAAATGTTAATCTTAAATCCTTTATACTCTATTGTGTCAATGGGTTCCTCTCTCATATCATTTCCATCCTTTCTCTCTTGCATACTCATTAAGAGGGGTTAATGTGTCATCAATCATTATTACTGCCTCCTGCGTCCCATAGTCGAATTGGTACCATGAAGGCTTTCCAGTCTCTTCATGAGCTCTACTTACTGCATTCTCAAGTTTATGCGAGCTTGTATCAGTGAGCTTGAGAGTTAACCCTTGCGCGCCACGTCTCACTGCTACGCGGAATCTCTTATACTCTTTTGGAATAGAGATCATCACTTCAGCAGGATCATTTATAATGCGCGAAGGTTTGCTGTCTGACTGCCATGAAGGTTTATTCGTGGGATTGCCTTGAGGATTAAGGACAGGAGATGACCATGATTTACTTGGATCTGACAAGTCAAGACTTTTCCAGATTGCAATGCCTTGTCTCTCTTTAATCCATTTCCACGCCCTTTCTGCATTCTCTTCTGTCATAATATGCTTATCCATCGGTTATTCCTTTCTGGCATTGATGCCGTTGGTTAGACTGACGCCCACGTCGTCATTGGTAACACGACGTAATGATGACTGCTCAAATCAAAGTGCACTGCCGATCCTGATTCTTTTGTTAGGAGTTCAATGAATATCATGATTCACTTTCCTTTCTCGCGTTATTCGCGGGTTAGAGGTTAGTCAACATACTGTCTTTTAGTGACAGTCACCCTAATGGGGCCTGACACAGCTTTTCCATTCTTGTTACGGGCGGCTCTGTGTGCCAAGGATATAATGTCCAATGTGTCTCTGATCTCTACTTTATATTGAACATTTTCTTTATGATCCTCTACCCACTCTACCGCTTTGTGTGTGCCGTACATATCAACGTGCTCTGATTCTACCTTTTTGAATATTGAGACAGTGACTTGACCATTTAGCTTTGTTAATTCGATTGACATAGCCTTTTCCTTTCTGCCGTTATTCGGCGATTAAGGTTAATCAAATTCCTCACAATCCTGAAGGTATGGACAATGCAAACAATCTTCAGGCTCCAACACGATGCTTCCATCTAACTCTCTTTGACATTTGTGCTGCATTTGGCTTTCACCTCCTTTCTGAGTAATTGATAGAAGTACGCGACGCCATGCCGCGTAGTCCTATCCGATAATAATGATTTGCTGCATACCATGAGGCCCTTGCATAGTCTTCCCGTCTTACTGCCTTTCTCTCTCTTCGATTTTTCATGATTTGTTCTCCCTTCATTAATATTGTCTCTGAAACAAATACAGGTTAAATCATTTCATTTATATTTGTCAATAGAAATCGTACTAATCTATAAGTTTTTCTTTTCACATATCGACAATGGTAGTATGCAATACTCATACCAATGCGTATTTTGCTACTTGACATGGCCTGTATTTAGTAGTACTCAATACTACATATGGCCCCACAGAAGACTGATAACTTACCCATTCCACGTGGACGTAAGCCGACAGCACCTATTGAGTATTTAATGACTCTAAGGCGTAAGGGTCTTTCCCATCGTCAAATAGCAGAGCTTATCCATGTAGAGCGGTCTGCTGTCACCCAACGTCTATCAGGAGTAGATGAGGCAATTAAATGGACTGATGAGTATACCAAAGATAGAGCTTTGATCTTTGCGTATTATCAGCGTCACCTATTAGCATTTCTGACTCCAACTAAACTGAGAAAAGCAAGTGCTCGGGATCTTATTGTTGGCATGGGAATACTCTACGACAAGGAAAGACTAGAGACTGGTCAATCAACAGCAAACATAGCTTACGCTGATATACTCCAAGCCCGTATTAACAAGGAGTTGGAATACAAAGCCTTAGTCAACACTAAAGCTAAATCGTCTAAGTGAGTGATTCACTAGGGTAGACGTGAAATGGTTAACATAATAACTATTATCAGACGTTGCATTCTGAGGAAATCGAATGGCACGAGGCAGACGCATTAAGGCCCCTACCCCCCCTTTTGCTGCCACCAGTAATCGAGGTCGTATACCATCCGTGCCTACAGAAATCACAAAGGCCGTTCCTAGTAAGAGAAAAATACAAAAGGAGTTAGATACTCCTGTATTTGACTTCTCCCATCTCACGCCGGAGCAAATAGACGCGAGACTCGAAGAGCTTCGTATCGGGATGGCCGAAGACGACGCGAAACTCGCGGCATTCCGTGAGGGGAATAAGATCGAGTTCATCAAGCCGATCGAACCCTACCAGACGCGGATACTCGAATACCTCCATGCAGGGAAGAAGATAATCAGTCTTGTCGGCGCGAACGGAATTGGCAAGACGCATCTCGGCGCAATGATCGTGGGGAGTGCGTGTTTGGGAATTCAGCCATGGGACTTGAAGCCTACCGTGTGGGGAAAGCGTCCGGTCAAGTGTAGAATCATTTGCAGTGATTGGGAGAAGCACGCGGCAACGGTCATCGTGCCCAAATTGAAAGAACTGCTTCCTGCTGGCACCTATACGACATCGAAGAATAATGTCGGCGTCGAGTCCAAGTGGGACTTCGGCAACAAATCCTCCGTCGAACTCATTACTAACAAGCAGGCGACATCCGATCATGAAGGGTGGGAGGGGGATCTGATCTGGGCGGACGAGCCATTTGACCGGGATAAGTTCGTGGCGAATCTCCGTGGATTACGCAGGCCCCCGGAGAAGGGCGGGATGGGAGTGTTTCTCATTACGATGACTGCCGTAAGTCAGGCGTGGATATTGGATGACATCATTCTCAACAATGACCCGGCCTACGCGAGCGTCACGGAAATTCCTCAAGACGCAAACCCCCATCTTGGTGAAGAATACAAACGCATCTTCCGGGCGTCACTCAAAGAAGATGAGAAGATTGCACGCATCGACGGCGGGTGGCTGAATTTATTTGGCCTCATCCTGAAAGGGTTTAAGGCTGACGTTCACTTAATCAAGCCCTTCCTCATCCCGACTGATTGGCCCGTGGTGGCGATGATTGACTTCCATCTCGGCACACCGCAAGCTATTGGCTACTACGCCACCGACCCCGTAGGCATCACTTATGTTATCCATGAAGAGTGGGAATCAATAGGGGGAGAGGAAGTAGCCGATCTCATCATTCGCCACAAGAAATCTGACTCATGGAGGATCGAGGACGCCTTCATCGACCCACTATCCAAAGGGGATACGCAATATGTCAAGAATCGCTTTGGAGACGTGCCGGACTCTTTTTCCATCATACGGGATCGACTCGACCCCCATGGCATCACGCTCAGCGTCGCAACCAAAGACAAGTCTTCCGGCATCCTTAACGTTGAGAAGATGTTGGTTGGTCCTAACGGCAGGCCAACCCTCTTTTTCTTTGCTGATCTCCCAGGGAATGTTGGCAAGATCCAGAAGGAAGGCCACGTCTGGGAGATTCAGAGATGGGTGTATGATGACAACGGGAAGCCTAAAGACGAGAACGATCACTTCATGGAGAACCTCTATCGAATGACGCTGACTGGAGTGAAATGGACGCCAATGAGGGCGGGGGGAAGCGTGAGAGTGGAGAGTGAGTTTAATGTGTTTGCATAAGGGGTGGCACCAATGAAACTAATTATAGTGCTCCTAGCAGTATTGGTTCTGAGTGTTAGTTGTGTTTTCTTCACTTGGTTCCCATTTGGGATGACACAATCACAAGAAATAGCGGGGCAAGAAGAAGGAGAATGAAGATGCCAGCGGTAAGTGAGAAGCAGCGTAGACTCATGATGATGGCCCTCCATAGTCCAGGCAAGGTGAGGAAGAAGAATCGTGGGGTACTCAGTATGAGTAAATCACAACTCAAAGAGTTCAGCCATAAGAAGACCGTCCTCACGGGAAGGAGTCACTGATGAGTGGATTATTCGGAAAGACCAGTGTGCCTACAGTAGTCACCACTCCTCCGAAGAAGACAGATGCGGAGATTGCGAAGGCCGCCGCCGATGCTCGCCAGCGTCTACGAGGGCAGCGTGGCAGACAGAGCACTATCCTGACTTCAGGTATGGGAGTGGCGGACACGGCGACCACACAAGGTAATACTTTACTCGGAGCGTGAAATGCCTGACGTAAATAGAATCATCAAGCGGTACGACCTCCTCATGGGGGATCAGAGTGGGTACTTCGCCACGCTTCAGGAATTGGCCGACTACATCCTCCCTCGTAAGCGTGGAATCACGTCGCAGATTTCCAAGGGCGCGAAGACCATGGATAAGGTCTTCGACTCCACGGCGATTCATGCTAACGAACTCCTAGCGGCATCTATGAGTGGGAGCTTGACTAATCAGTCATCCAAATGGTTCGGTCTGAAAATACGCGGCGAGGATGAGGTAGCGAATCGTGAGGTGAATCTGTGGCTTGACGATTGCGCAGATCGAATGTTGAGGGCGTTGACCCAATCCAACTTCTACTCTCAGATTCATGAGGTGTGGACGGAGTTGGGAGCACTCGGAACCTCCGCGATTCTGACAGAAGAGAAACGTAAACTGTATCCAGGCTTCAATGGATTCCAATTCACCACGCTCGCCATGGGCAGTTATGTGATTGCTGAAGGTGATGACGAGAGGGTGGATACTCTCTTCAGGAAGTTTGAGTATTCAGCGCAGCAGGCAACGGAGAAGTGGGGAGTGAGTGCGGGAGAGAAGGTGAATAAGGCTATGGGGAGTGGGAAGCCTGACGATCTCTTCCAGTTTATTCACGGAATCTACCCTCGTCTCTCCGGTGACACGTCCGGTTGGAGTGGGGCCACGATGCCATGGGAGAGTGTCTACGTTGGCCTCTCTGACAAGAACCTCATCTCCGTAGGCGGCTTCCCTGAGTTCCCGGTTCAGGTCCCTCGCGCCACGAAGATAGCAGGAGAAGTGTTCGGCAGATGGTGTGGGCACACGGCACTTCCTGATGTAAAGACTCTCAACAAAGCCAAACAGATGGAGCTCGAAGCCCTGGCCCTCGTGATTAGACCTCCTATCATCACTCGTGCAGGCGGAGTCATGGATGTTGTGAGATGGGTGCCCGGTGGCGGGGCAGTCGTCAAGGGTCCGGTACAAGACGCATTCATGGCAGCCAATCTCGGTGCTCGCTTTGACATTGCACAAATCAAAGAAGACGAATTACGGGAACACATCAAAGAGGTATTCTTCTCGTCTCAGTTGCAATTCCCTCCGGTAGCCAAACAAGGAAACCCGATGACGGCCTCCGAAGTATTGATTCGGTACGAAATAATGCAGCGTCTTCTCGGTCCCACCTTCGGGCGTCTCATGTTTGAGCTACTCTCTCCAGGTATTGAGAGACAGTTCTCCATCATGATGCGCGCAGGAGCCTTCCTTCCTCCTCCTCCATCCGTAGTCGAGATTGCACAGAGACGCGGTGGTGACATCGACATTGAATATGAGGGGCCGCTGTCGAGGGCACAGAGAACGGGCGATCTCGATGCCCTCAATAAGTTCATGACCTTCCTCGGCCCCATCGCCCAAGTAGACCCGGAGCAGCTCGATAATGTGGATATGGACGAGGCCACGAGGATAGGGGCGATAGCGACTCAGGTTCCTCCCAAGGTGATCAGAGACAGGAGACAGGTGGCCCTCATGAGGAAGGCGAGACGTGAGGCGGAGGCAGAAGCCGAACAGCAGGCACAGATAGCAGCGATGGCAGATGTAGCCAATAAACTCAGTGCTCCAGCTAAGATTATGCAGGAAATGGGTGCGGGGGCTAAAGCCTAATGGATGAGAAAGAGAAACAAGTCCTGTCAGCCTACCTCACCTGGAGCGAGAGTGAGGTAGGGATCATTATGCTGAGGGACTTGCAGGAGACATACGGGATGCAGATAAGTCATACGGCAGGAGATCCCTGCACGACTGCGTTTCGTGAAGGAGAGAGGGCAGCCGGGTTGATCTATCCACTGCGGATGATTGCGAAGGCGATAGAAGTTCTACGCAACCCACAACCAAAGGAGGGGGAGAAAGATGAAGGCTGAACTTTTACCAGAAGACATAAGGGGAGAGAAGAGCTTTGAGTCCATCAAGGGCGAGACGTGGGATGAGGCAGGCCCGGTGTTGGCTAAGTCATTCGTGAATGCGGAGAAGATGCTCGGAGGCAGGATTCCACTACCGACGAAGCCGGAGGAAGTGGAGGCATTCAGGAAAGACCACCTTCCCAAGCTCTACACTGCCGGAGTGCTGGAATCTCCGCCCGACAAGCCGGAGAACTACGGCCTGACCCGTCACGAGAAGATCGAAGAGGAGACGTTTAATTCCTTCTTGGCCCATGCCCACAAATCCAAACTTCCCAAATCCGTCGTGGCCGCCGTTCTCGATTGGTATGGGGGGTATCTGGGAAATATGGATACCGAGATCGAGAAGACTCATACTGCCGCCGTCGAGGGGCTGAAGAAAGAGTTCGGAGCGGGGTATGATGAGAAGGTAGCAATCGCGCAGAGGGCGGTAGGGAAGTATGCGTCTCCTGCTCTCAAAGTGAAGCTCGACACCTTCCGTCTTGGTGACGACCCGGACATGGTGAAAATGTGGGTGGATTACGCCATGCTGAAGAATGAGGATGGGGTAGTCAAAGGGAGTCAGTCTTCATCCGTAGCGGGTGGGGACGTGAAAACCAAAATAGCAGCGATCAATAACAATCCCCAGCACGCTTATTGGAATGAGAAAGATCCCGGCCATAAAGCTGCTGTGGAAGAAATGTCTGCGCTATACAGACAACTCACATAAGGAGGGAAGGGAAATGGTATTGAAGAAATTTGACACAGAGTTTGGTCAGGTGAGGGCAGAGAGTCAGGAAGAAGTGGATCTTTTGGTGAAGAAGCAGGGAGGAGATGTGGTGAAGGCTCCCAAGGAGAAGAAAGAGGAAAAGAAAGTGGACAATAAGTAAGTCTGAATCTGGAGGGAGGGAATATGGCAAAAGGAATCATGCCGGAAGCGTTGGATAAAGAGGAGTATGACAGGATGGAGAAAGGATTGCCACCGATCCGTAAATCCAAAGTGGTAATCCCCCTTCCCAAATCCCCTGTCATCAAGGGTGTGATGCTTTACACCGACATCAATGATGACATGAAGAAGAAGCTGACGGCGATTGGTGCCGTGAGGAAGAATTACAAGAACGAGGACGGAGTGAGATTCGTCGGGTATGATGTAAGCCTATCCTTCAACGACAAATCCTCCGTCACGGGATGGATGGGGAATAAGGATTTCGTTATGCTGCGTCATGATCTCTTCATCGAAGGTAAGATCGACGTAGCACGTATTCTCGACATCTGACAGCGTCGGTCAACTCGAAAGAGTCCGAATGACCGTGGGGAAAGGCCCATAGAAGAGACTGCTTTATAGTCAATGGAAGGTCCGGGCGTCCGGGTAGCCCTCCGCAAGAATAAAACCTATACAAATTCTTGTGAAGGAGAAACGACGATGCCCGAAACAATCACAGAACCAATGGTGCAGCAATATCAGAATAACATGATTGTGCTGTGCCAGCAGAAAGAAAGTCGGCTAGAAGGAACCACCATTCCCCCTATCGCTATGCAGGGGGAATACCTCTATTGGGAGCGCATTGGTGCGACGGAAGCCGTTGACATGGTGACGCGCCACTCCGACACTCCCAACATCGAAGTGGACCACTCCCGGAGACGGTCTACCTCCGCGCCTAAAGTCTGGGCAACTCTTCTCGACACATTTGACATGGCTCGGATGCTGGTTGATCCTCGGAACTATTACAACCAGATTGCGAGCATGGCGTTCAAGCGTGCTAAGGATCGCCTTATTATCGCGGCCCTTGGAGGCACATCGTATGCTGGAAAAGCTGGCACAGTGTCGGTTGTCCTCCCTGCTGCACAGAAGATCGCGGCCGGGACAGGGTTGACCCTTGCCAAACTACTCACCGCGAAGGAGATGCTTGACGAGGCCGAAGTGGACGAAGAGGCACCGCGCTTTATCGTGGTAGCATCGGCCCAGATTACCGACCTCTTGAACACAACGGAGGTGAAGAGTGCGGACTACAATACGGTCCGCGCCCTCATGGAAGGGAAAGTGGATACCTTCCTCGGATTCAAGTTTATCCGAACCCAACTCCTGACCATTGCTGGCGGAGTCAGGTATTGTTATGCCTACGCCATGGGAGCAGTTGGAATGGGAAGGATCAATGACATCCAGGCCCGGATCGACCAGAGGATCGACAAGAACATGGCTTGGCAGCCCTATGTGCAGATGGACATGGGAGCCGCCCGTATCGAGGAAGAGCGTGTCGTTGAACTGGCTTGTACAGAAACATAACGGAGTGGGTGAGTAGGTAGTTCGTAATGGCTCTCCGGGTAATCCCTCAAGCCGTTGGAGGGAACCCCGGAGCCTGAGTTCTCCGGGTGAGTCTGAGAACAAAAAGGAGAATGAATCATGAGAGACTTTAACAATGACGGGATTTTGATTGGGAAGCCGTACCAGGCAGTGAATGAGGAAAGCGAGATACAGAAGTACCCCATCGGGCTTGTCTACGAAGCCTTTGGCAAACGATGGAGATATTGCCGAGCCGCCGCGACCATCACTCCTGGCAAGAGAGGATGCCCCAACTTAGCCACCTCCCCTTGGACGGGCGGCGACGTGACTTACGGCATCGGGTCTGACATCAACACGGCCACCGGTGTGTTGGGTGGGAACTACCTCGACATCATCACCAACGTGGCCCATGCGAGAACTCTCGACGAGTTTCAGGATGGCATCATCACGCTGTATCCCGCAGCCGGAATCGCCATCCATCAGTACCGCGTCATAGGGAATGACGTGGGTGTGGACACGACCCACTTCCGGCTCTACATTGATCCGCCCCTTGCCGCCGCAGAAGTGTTGACCCCCTGTGACATTTCTCCTTCTCCCTATATGAACGTGGGGGCACCGGCGAGTGTTGGCACCGCATTCAGCGTGGTCGTGGTGCCGGAGATCCTGGTCACGAGTGGGTACTTCTTCTGGGGCCAGACGAGAGGCCCATGCTGGGTGACACCGAACGCAGGCTTCACCACGGCATCAACGAGAGAGTTGGAATGGCATACGAACGGCACTGTGAAAGCAGCCGCAGGAGTGGCACTCCAGAGGGCAGGGTATTTGCTTCATGGCAATGCCTCCGATGACGATTGCCATATCATGCTGTTGCTGGAATAAGGAGGAACCATGGCAAAAGTAGACGATGTCACAACTCAGGAGATGGCAGACCTTCTCAGGTTCTTCGAGGCTGATCCAAGATTTCTCAGGCTCTTGTATCTTGCGAAGGACACCACTCTTGCACAGAAGATTGTGGATTTCACAGCGTTCATTAACGAATAACCGGGGGGCCTCCGTCGATTGAACTGGCTGCCCGCAGGAGGGGGGGTTCCCTCCAGCCTCCCCTCCGTCTTTAGAAGGAGAAGAGAAATGAAACGATTACTTATCGTCTTTATTCTGCTAGTGATGACTATACCGGTGGTTACTTGGGCGCAGGGGTATGAGGCAGTTACGATCACCTCTGCATCCAAGGCTTTGACCTCAACTACCTACCTTCGCTCACGTTCTGCTCTATGTAGGCTGGAGACGGCCCCTATCCGCTACACGGTGAATGGGACTACGGTGCCGACTGCTCTAGTAGGCATCGTACTCTATCCTTTAGAGTGGATCATTCTTGAGAACACTGACCAGATTCGCAACTTCCGTGGATTTGCGACTACGGCCACAGACGCGAGTCTGAAATGTTTCTATTTTGAATAAAAGGAGAATGCTATGAAGAAGATGGCGTCTATTTTATTGGCACTCGTTTTGTGGGCAGGAGTGGCGTTGGGTGCTACCTTACCGCCATCTCCTCCATATATACTTCAGCTGTCAGATTGCTCAGTCCTCACATGGCAGGGGATGTTGTGTCAGGATTTGGAGGACGGGAAACTTTATAAGTGGAATGCCTTCACTGCGGCTCTGGAAGAAGTAGCAGCCACGGGGTCATTCACCTTCCTTGCTGCATCCGACACCCCCGCTACCTCTGTGGGGCAGGGAGGGAAGTTTGTCAAAGTCAATGTGGGGGAGACTGCTGTTGAGTTCACAGCCTCCACTGTTGCAGGCCACTCTATTCTCTCGAGCAGTCACACCGACTCCACAACGGGAACAGTCGTAAGAGGCGACTTAATCATAGGCCAGGGAGCGAGTCCGACTTGGACTAGGCTAGGCAAGGGAAGCTCAGGGGCAGTGTTAGTGTCTAATGCGACGGATGCCTTATGGAGCACGTACCTATTCTCCGGCACGGCTGCACAGACCTACACGTTCCCTACGACGACTGCAACACTGGCTCGTACTGACGCAGGTCAAACATTCACTGGCGTTCAGGCATTTACAGCCCCCACGGTTGCGACATCCATTACTCCCAATACCTTTGCTAATGCCTCGCTTGGAACGAGTCTTCTTCCGTTCTCATCTGTCTTCATCGGGGATGCTGCAACCAATAACATCCAGCTTATCAATACGGATGCCACGAGCGCAAAGGTAGCCACATTCCCGGATGTGACAGGGACAGTCATGGTAGGGGCCACATCCACTACCACGACCCAAGCTCTCTTCGCTACGGCTACGGCAGGCGCACCCGCGTTCCGGGCCATAGCTGACGGTGACTTGCCAGCGACGATCAAGGGGCTGACACTTACTGCTGCGGCAGACGGATTCACAGTTACGGGTGGCACTACCCCCCGCACTCTGACGGTTCAGACTGGAGCAGTAACCCTCACTGGAAACTCAGCAGGCTCCACCCTTGTCCTCCCATCCGGCTCTCTTACTCTTGGCACAATGGCCGCCGAAACAGCAACGAGCTACGTGGCAAATGCTCTCTATGACGCATACTCAGTTATTTATGCCGACACAGACAACACTCCTGTTGCTCTCACAGTAGGAGCGAGTACGATTGTTGGCAGGAAGGCGTCAGGAGGGATTGTTGCACTTACCGGGGCTGAGGGCCTGGTTATCGTAGGAGGGCAGGCATCGGATGGCGACCTCACTGCGATTGCTGCTCTATCAGTGGCCCAAGGTAAGATCATCATTGGGAGTGCGTCTCCGGCCTGGAGTCTTAGTGCCTATGCGCTTCCTATCCTCGACGGCACGACAGATTACGTGCTCAAGACCAATGGGGCAGGGGTAGTGGCGTGGGCGGCTGACGAAACGGGTGGCACAACCAATATCAATAATCTCGGAGATGCAAGTGGAGATGGGGCCGTCGATCTCGTCACATATAAGCAAGCCTGGACATCTCAGTTAAATTCAGCAGGAGCCGTGCTATCAGTCACCGATAGTGTAGCAGACCTTACTGCTGACGTGTCGCTGTTCGACTTCGTATTTAAGGACAGTGATGACGCAAACGCCTTCGCCTGGAGACTCTATGACAGTGACGACACGGGCACGATCCTTGCTAAATTAAGTGGGGCAGGAGTTTTGACTGCGGCAGGATTCAGTGGGCCGTTAACCGGGGCTGTTACTGGCAATGCATCAACAGCGACGGCCTTGGCAGCCGATCCCGCGAATTGCTCTGCTGGACAGATTGCTCTCGGCGTGACTGCGGCAGGCGTGGCAGAGTGTACGGCGACTCCAAGTGGATTGACTTCTGTAGGTGCCACCACATTCACGGGAGCATTAACTGGCAATGCTGATACGGCAACGTTAGCAGCTACCGTGACCGTAGTGGATGGGAGTGACGCGACTTCCTATGTGGCAATCTTTGATTCCGCTTCCGGTTCTCTTGCAGTAAAGACTGACACTGGCATCACCTATGCGGCTGATACAGGGATACTTACTGCTACGGGATTTGCAGGACCGTTGACAGGGAATGCCTCCACAGCCACACTTGCTGCTACCAGCACCATCATTGATGGGACGGATGCAAGTTCATTTGTCGTCATCGTAGACAGTGCGACTGGCTCACTGGCATTAAAGACTGACACAGGGATCACTTATGCTGCTGACACAGGCATCTTGACTGCTACAGGATTCGCCGGACCTCTCACGGGGGCCGTAACAGGGAATGCGTCAACGTCTACAGCTCTATTTGCCAATGGGAGTAATTGCTCCTCTGGCTCGTTCCCTCTTGGAGTGGACGCTTCAGGGGCATCGGAGAGTTGTACGGACGCAGCCACACAAGCTGAACTCGACGCCTGGGTAGGATCAGCTAACGTCACAACGCTAGGGACTATAGCTTCAGGCGTGTGGGATGCCACAACGATTCTAGCCAATGCTGGAGGCACAGGATTTCAAACGTATGTGGTCGGGGATATTCTCTACGCCGACACGACCACGACTCTTGCTAAGCTTGCCGCAACTACAGCAGGCTACATCCTGACATCAGGCGGAGTTGGTACTGCTCCTTTGTGGGCCACCCCTGGAGCAGCCACGTCTCACAGTCTCCTAGATGGGGCAGTTCACCCGGACTCGTTGGCTGACGTGGTCACTCTCGGAGACATCATTCATGGGAATGCCACCCCTAAGTGGGCGTCCCTTGCTGGGAACACCACTACCACGAAGAAGTACCTTACTCAGACAGGTACGGGTGCGGCGTCTGCTGTTCCTGTGTGGGACACCATAGCTGCCGCAGACCTCCCCGCAGCCCTCACGAGTATTGCGGCCCTGACCGAGACGAATGGCGGGATTCCTTATGGCACGGCAGATAATACTTATGCGTGGTTAGCAGCGGGAGCAGCCGGGAAACTACTCCGAGGTGCGGGAGCAGCAGCCCCCACATGGAGCACGTCCACATTCGCTGACACCTACGACATCGGAACTATTCTCCATGCTTCAAGCGCGAATACCGTCGCTGGCCTCGCAGCAGGAACCACAGGGCAGATCCTTAGAGGAGTGACGGGGGCGGCTCCTGCTTGGACAACGGTAACTTTCCCGGCAACAGTGGCCATAGGGTCGGTCTTAGTGGCGAATACTGCCAACATCATGACTGCTCTCACGTCCGCATCTGGCACTTACTACTTACAGAACGCAGAAGGTGTGTTGTCTTGGGGCACTCCGGCTGGAGCAGGAGATGTGACGGCGGTAGGTGATTGCGCAAGTGGACTGTGTGGAGACGGCACGAGTGATGGAGGCACGTATATTGAACTCTACAATGCCTCTGGTAATACCCGTATCGTCAATACTGCTGGAGTCCTTGAAGCTAAGACAGCAGCAGGGGCGGCCTATGCCAGCTTCAAGGCTGCTGACATTACGACTGTGGCAGTCGATGGGTCCAACAAGATTGTTGTTAGCAACAACACAGCGATCACAGGAGGAATTGAGAACGCGATTTTCCCGGAAGCAAACATCTGGAAGGTGACTCAGGGAGGAGGATCTACTGAGTACACACTTCCTATAGGCCCAAGCGCAGGACAGATTACTTTCACTGGCCCTTCCGCAGCCCACACCTATGCTCTTCCAAATGCCGATGCGACAATCCTTACCAATAATGCAGCCGTAACCGTAGGACAGGGCGGAACAGGATTAACTACTGGCACGTCTGGAGGAGTACCATACTTTAATGCAACGAATACGATGGCCTCCTCTGCTGCTCTTGCTCAGTATAACATCGTCCTTGGAGGAGGGGCAGGGGCGGCTCCTGTAACGCTTGGCAGCATGGGGACGACTACGCAAGTCCTCCACGGAAATGCTATCGGTGCCCCATCCTTCGCAGCCGTTACCTACTCTGATATTACTGCAATGAGTTCAGCCAGCTTTGCTACTCTTATCAGTGACGAGCAGGGGACAGGAGTAGTCGTGTTCTCTGACTCTCCTACCTTTGTGGATGACATTACTGTGGCAGCAGCAGGGGTAAAGTTCACTGGGGCCAATGGAGTGTTGACCATTCTTGGGCTTGGAGATGGGTATGACGAGAATCTAACCATCGACTTCAATACGAGCACCAACGTAGTCACTTTCAATAGTGGGACTTTGGCAACCTTCACTGTGACCCCTGCTACGACATTTACTGCGGCAGTCACGGCAGCCTCCTTTACCTCAACGGGCGCAGACGGGACTAACCGCCTTGTCATCACCAACAACACGGCGATTGCCCCCACGGGATCAGCGATGGAGATTTACCCTGAAGCAAACGTGTGGAAGATGAACACCAACGGGGTTGAGTCCACCATCATGTCCACCACAGGAAGTCCTGCGGCGATGGTGATTGCATCTCAGGCTACAGGGGATTTGCTCTATGCCTCAAGTGCATCGGTGTGGGCAAGATTAGGGATTCAAGCAGCAGGATATGTGCTTGCAGGGGGGGCTGCTCCAGGTTGGGACGACTCTCCACAGATCACCACAATCGAGTTAGGTGCTGCTGCTGACACAACGATAGCAAGAGTGAGTGCAGGAATAATTTCTGTAGAGGGGGCTCAGGTCACGACTCTCGGAGCGACCATTGGGGCTTCTGAAGTTGATGCAGATGTAGCGACTCAGGCTGAGATAGACTTAAAGGCCAACATAACCTCTCCTGCATTTCTTATTTCAATGGCCCTCCCTGTGGATGGCACAGTAGATGCAGCAGGCGAGACCACAGTTGATACTACCTCTGATCAACTTAGGTACTATGGAGGAGCAGCAAGGTCAATCCCATACAAGAAGACTTATTCAGTCGTAGTTCCGTCCGTGGCAGACACTGATGACGTAATGTTTGTGAAACTGCCCTATGGACTCACTGCCCTTGTTCTTGATTGTATTGTGTCAGCAGCCACATCAGCAACGATCAATATTGTTGAGTGCAACGGAACGGGAACCTGTACGGATGAAATGGCAACGGCGGACTTGGTTTGTGATGTTGATGGGGCCACAACCTCAACCTTCGGTGGGGCAGCAGGGGCCGCAGCGGATTCAGGTGATTGGCTCCAGTTGAAGGTTGAGTCAATCTCTGGTACGCCTGGAACATTGACAGTTACCCTTACTTACTCTGTGGTAGCGGATTGATGAATGAAACGACTTATTATATTATTCTCCATCTTCTGTCTATGGACACTTTCTTTTGCAGACTCAGAGATGATAGTAGTAGTGAAGAAGAAAGGAGGAGATGGACATGGTACTGAGACATGGACAACTCCTGGGAGTAATCCGTGGATTGCGCTGAACTCTACTGTGACAGTAGAGCTTTGGGGAGCAGGAGGCGGGGGTGGTGGAAATAATGCCACGAGTAACGGTGGTGGAGGAGGCGGGGGAGGAAGCTATGTCATTAAGGTAGTCACTGGTCTGACTGTTGGTATCAGTTATACAGTCTATGTTGGCAATAATGGAGTAGGATCAGCAAATGCAGATGGCACCGCTGGAGAGGATAGTTACTTTATTGATGTCTCAACCGTTCTGGCGAAGGGCGGAGCAGGTGGGCTTAGTAATGCTAATGGCAGAACAGGGGGAGCAGGAGGGTTAGCATCAGCAGGGATTGGAGATACAAAATATGATGGTGGATGGGGAGAAACGGGAAGAGTTTCATCTGCGGGACGAGGTGGATATGGAGGAAGCTCTGGAGGCACGGCAGCAGATGGATTGGCTGATGGAAGTTCTCCCTCGTGGACAACAGTAGATCCTCCTGCCCCACCAACTGGCGCAGGAATAGGTGGAGTCGGAGGAACAGGAAATGGTGCCGCCCCAGCAACCGGTAATGGCGGAGGAGGTGGAGGATCAGGGGAAGGGACTAATGTAAGCGGGGGAAATGGAAATGATGGGAAAGCCATTCTTACTTGGTAAAATAAGACTGATCGCTTTGATTCTGTGTTTGCTCATAATTCCTGTCCTGTGCTGGAGCCAGGATGTAGTTGTGGCGAAGAAGAAGGCCGGGGCATCTGCCGTAGAAATCATAGCTGGCAGTACTGCTGAATATTGGGGAGCGGGTACGGACCCGTATAACTTTGCTTACACCGTGCCATCAGGCTCTAGTCGGGCGTTGATTGTCTTTATCCAATGGAACTATACCGTTACAATGACGGATGTCTATTGGAACACCACCGAGCAAATGACGAGGGTGAACCTCGTAGATGAGCCTGACAATGCTGAGGCGCATTATGGCTATGCTAATACTGAAGCGTATGTATTGGTCAACCCAACGGCAGCAACAGCTAATATTACATTCAACTTTTCAGCTGCTCCAGACTACGGGATAGGGGTATTGGCATTCACGGCCAGCGGAGTTAATCAATCCACACCCGTGTCTGATGTAGCAGTCTATGAAGAGGATAATGATCTAGTTGTTACCATTACTGTAGCCAACATGACCACAGGTGATTTGGCTGTGTCGGGATTAAATCTGTCAACCAATGCAGACCCGACAATAGACCTAACAACAGGTACATTACTAGGGACAGAGGGGGGAAGTTCTTGGTGTTGGGGAGCAGTCGGATATAACACAGGTACGGGCAATGTAGATATTGTAGTTAGTAGTATTCCAGCCGCCACCAATACTGCGGCGATTGGATTCAGGATTAACAAACCATGAAACGATTTCTCCTCCTTGTTTTCATCATTTCCATTGCCTTTCCAGCCTGGGCAGATACCCATTGGGTTGATGATAACGGGGCGGCGGCGAGTTGGGCGGCATGCCAGAGTGAGTCCCCGTTATCGGGGGCGTCTGCGTGTACCCTTGCCCAAGCCTTTGCCAATGCTGTGGCAGGGGATACGGTTTATCTCAGAGGAGGGACATATGCATCACAGGGAGACAAGGTAGCTGCCAATTCCGGGAGTGCAGGTAATAAAATAACTCTATCTGGATACCTTACAGAGACAGTGACCATCACTGGCAATGTGGCTTTTGATTTCAGCGACAGGAATTATTGGGTAATTCAGAAAATCAACTTCACGGGAATCACGACAAATGCGACTGGATACGATGGAGTAGTCAATTTAATCAACAGTACCTATTGTGAGGTTAGGAATTGTCTGTTTGATGCAGCCAACGGAGATGGACGAGAGAGTGCTATTTGGGGTGTTGCCGGCGGGTATCATGTTATAGACTCCTGCACCTTCCAACATTGGGGAAGCATCACCACTCCTGACAGCACTATAATGGTTGTTGCTCTGCCGTACACTGGCGGTATGGGAACTCCATCAGATTACAATGTTGTCAGTAATTGCACCTTCACCGATTGGGCCTCCTATGGCCTCGGCTTTTATCCTGGACGGTACAATCAAGTAATTAATTGCACGTTTGACCAAAGCTCAGGGGGATATGGGCTAGGCATTACCATTGGGGCAAACGGAACCGTTGCTCATCATAACCTGATTGACGGGTGTACGTTCATTGGTTTTGGAGCGGAGCATATCGTGATGGGTAAGGCTCCCCTGCAACTGTATGGGAATAATAACAGTGTAAGAAGATCCATATTCAGGAATCTGGTTAATGACGGCTCCACTTACCATCCGGCTTCAATAGAAATGGGATCGGGTGCCTCCACTCTATCAGGCAATTATGTTTACAACAACGTGTTTTATCAGAACGGAGCCGAAGCGATAGGATTGGGGAATAACAACGTCAGTGGGAATTACTTTTACAACAATATTTTCTACGGAAACCATACTGGAGTAAATGATGCTGATGGGGGTCAGCATGGGACAACGATTTTAAACTGGCAAGGGGGAATGGTCGGTGATAACACCGTGGATTATAACTTTTTCCTGCACGATACAGGCTCAACCTGTGCTGATATTGCCGCAAATAATGTATTTACTTCATCTGGGCCGAACGGAAGAACTTTAGTGTGGGCAATGGCAAACGACGGTACTCACGTACTATCAAATAACTTCTGCGATGCTAGTGGCCCTAATTTTGTGGACCCGGATGTTACACACGATTTCCACCTTGCAGCAGGTTCCCCATGTATTGGGGCAGGAACTACTGTAAATGACACAAACGCATCAACCGGAGGATGGAGTCAGATCGGCATTACCGACATTGGGGCGTTTCAGTATAGTTCATCTCCTGCCAAAGTGCAGGGTGTTACTATTTTAGGAGGGTCGTTACAATGAAGAAACTTTTCCTGTTGCTTCTTATAGTCTTCCTATTTGATTTGGGTCAATACTCCGTGGGGCAAATGATGACGGACCCTCCACTTCGCTATGATGGACAGGGGAGGGCTGGAAGTCCTCTTGCTTTGTATAATCCAGTTAACGATGCTCCAATCTACATTCCATTAGAGAATGGAAAATTTATGTTTGACTTTGAGGGTGTGATTTACCGTATTGATCCGCTTGACTATTTAAAAATTCAGGTCTACAGGAGGGAGCCATGAAAAAGTTACTCGTCATTATGTTCAGCATTTTAGTTTTAGCTACGTTTGCAGACGCAGCCGATTTCGCACTCAAGGCCCAATGGACGCCAAACACTGAGACAGACATGAGCTACTACAGCCTCTACAGGACGGATGGGACTCGGACAGTGGTAAGTGCCTGCTCCCATGTAAATCAGCCCTCCCTGCCCCTCCCAGCGAAGGTAGAGTGCCTATTTACGGTTACTGTGCCAAGTGGAACTGAGCCAACCCTGAGTTTTGTGGTTACAGCCACGGACACGGCTGGTAACTTTTCGCCAGATAGCGACCCTGCCACATTTAGGGCAGACGCGAAACCTCCGGTTAAACCGGCTGCTTTAGTCATAATGCTTCAGTAGGAGCGAACATGAAAAAATGGATTCTGCTTTTCTTGCTGCTTCCCAATCTCGCATGGGGGGCCACATACACCGTCTGTGCAAGTGGGTGTGACCAGACCACCATTCAAGCTGCCTTCAATGCTTACGATTTGGCCCCCGATGATGTTGTCGAGGTAAGGGCTGCATCCCCAGGAGACACGGCCACCTTTCGGGAATTGGTGACTTGGGGCAGTAATGATGGTGGTGGTTCAGGACACCCCGTAACCTTACAGGGAAGAACCGGGGACACAATTAACATATACGGCTCAACCCTTGGGGCCGGATGGGACAATGCCGAAGGCGGGAGCATTTGGTTTATGGCTGGTTTCACGACAAATGCCGTCATGGTCTGGAGAGACAACGTGAATATGACGTTGGCTCCCTCTAAGGTGGCTATGGATGTCGATGGCGAATGGTGGATGGACGATCCCAACAATAGGGTTTATGTTTACGCCTCTGATCCAACGAACAATGTTTACGAGATAGGGCAGAGGACTAACTGCGTTTACCTCACGGGTGGGATAAGCAACGTCACTCTGAAGAATCTGAGAGCGCGGTATTCAAATTCAAGTGGATTCAGGCAGGAAGATGGCTCTAACGTGACCTACCAGAATATTGATGCTTCCTATAATTGGGGGATTGGGTGGTTGGTCTATTCAAATGATGCAAGTTACGACACGAATATGAGCATCACGGATTCGACGTTTACGTTCAACGGAGACAATGGAGCCTTAACGGGACATTATCTTAATACGATAACGTTCGATGGATGCACCTTCAATAACAACGGTCAGAATGGGGCTGATACGTTTAACGGCGGTCTCTATATCGCTGATGATACTAAGGGAACTTCATATGGGATCATAGTGCAGAATTGCACTGCAGCCAATAATGGGAAGGCTGCCGATAACGTGACCGTTGTCTGTAGTGCGAATGGTGGAAATGGAATCTGGGTTGACACGACAGGGAGCAACAACGGGGCCAATCCAGTCATTTTCAGGTACAACACTTCTTCAAATAATTATGGAGTCGGCATCTATCTCGAAAACACCCCTGACGCAATGGCGTATTATAATACGTCATTCGGAGATACTCAGGGTATTCAGGTATCAACTTCTGATGCTCCATATCCAGCTACAGACTGCAAAGTTTATAATAACTCCGTTTATAACGCCACCATTTCATTTCACATTCAGGGTGCCCAGACGGATGGAACTGTGGTCAAGAACAACATATTTCATACAGCGTCAAGCCGGTTAATGTACCATGAAAGCGGTGCAAATAGTGTCATCAACTACAACCAGTATTACGATACGTCCTATACGAACAAGTGGATGCTGACTTCCACGGGTTATTCTACCCTTGGAGCAT